GACATCTTCTGGTCTATCTAATGCTAAGAAGATTACTTCTAACTCTATATCCCCTTTTTTAATCATGTGCGTAAAAGGTACGCTATATAAAAACTTACCCCATTCTTCTTCTGGAAACCAGTCCAGCCAAGTCTTAATGGTAGTAGTTTTAAGTTGTGGATTGGTATTTCTTATGACCGCCCATCTGCTTTTCCTTATACCTTCTGCATTGGGTTCTTGGGCTAATGCTCTGCGCAATATCTCTATGCAACATGAGACTGATTTACCAGATCCTACTGGTCCACGCAATCCACGAAAGAAACTATCGTCTTTCATAAACTCCTTAACAATAGGACCTGGTGCTTTATAGTTGAGTGATGCCATACTTAACTGCTAGTTCATATAGTTTTTCTACTGTTTGTGGCGACATAGCTGCAAGTATCTTATCTGCTTCCATATCGGTTACAAAGCCTTTTGGATAGTGCTTCATGTGTTGAGTCTTAACAACAGTTCTAACTTTATTCCATTGTTCTTTGCTATACACATTAGGATTAACTAATTCTTTTTTTACATTAGTCCAGCCATCATTCATTTAAATTTACCTCTATATTCAAAACCTACACCAATATTATCATCTTGATCTCTTGTTACTTGACCTTTAAAGCCACCTTTTTTATATTTTAAAGTCTGTTTATTTTGTTGGTCAAGTTGTTCTGCGGTAAATTCAAATCCATTATTGTGAAAAGTAATAGACCTTTTATTTTTATTTCTTTGTTTGCCAACATTAATATCTAAATTATCGGTTTTGTATCTTAAATTATAATCAACATCAGTTAATGTTTTTCCTTTGTCATCCATTATTGTACTAGCTGATCCTGAAAATCCATCGGTATCTGATTCTAATCCTGCTTGAATATTAATATCATATAAACCATCGGTTATTTCTGATCCATAAATACCACCATAGTATTCATTACTAGCATATGATTTTAACATTTGTTCTTTAGTAATTGATTTGCTTATAGCACTATCATTACCTAATGCTGCCTCTGTGTATTCAGATAAAAAACCATTCTTAGCATCTATTTCAAAACTTTTTCTTTGTATTTCTTCTTGATTTATTTTGCCATTAATAACATCATTTACATAGTCCATGTCCATCATGTTCATAGAGCTATCTGTTGATGGTGGTCCTGTAAAACCTTGCCTTTGTGTCATTCTGCCGTTTCTTCGGTAGGGTCCACTTAGCACCCACATCTCTCTATTACCTATTTTTCTTATTATCATGTCAGGTCTAATAGTATTATAGTTAGTCCAGCCATGTCCGATATAATTATTTAATTTGGTAGTGTATTGATTTTTATGTTCATCCTGCTCTATCATCTTATAACCTGACTGTTTTTGATAATTTTCTGATAATAAATCTGTAGCATATACACCACCTATTTTTGGGCTATAGAGTTTTTTTACAAACCCATGTGTAGTTTTTTCATCTAATGCTCCTGGATAATCATCATTTATATACTGTATTTGATTCCTAATACTATCTTGAAAACTATCAAAATTAAGAAAAGGTTCTCTTGAATCTACTCTTTGATTATCAATAATTTCATGTGTATTAACACGATAACCTTTACCTGCTTTTATTTCATTAGATGTAGCTTTACGACCAAAAACATTATTTATACCTGTTTCTTTTAAGCCATATGAAGATTCGTGCGCAAACATTGCAGTCAACATAGTTGCAGTAAACTTAGCTTTTTCATCAGAGAAGCCTAATTTTTTAGATTCTTGATAACTAGCAATATAAACATTAGCCATATTGTCTCTGCGTATTCTTTGATGTTCACTATTCTCTGGATCAAATTTTATTTTTTTACCATACATAGTGCGTTCTTGATTTTCAAAAACACTATAGCGTTTATCTTCTGGAAGTCTTTGTAATCCAAACCTTTCTCCTAATTGTATAGGCATTAAACCTCCTTAGAATTATAAATAAGTTCTTTAGACATTTTTTCTGCAAGTTCTCTAGAATGTCCTTTTAACATCTTTAATTCAACACATTGATCAAATCGTTTCTTTTGATATTTATCATGTGCATCTTGCATATTAGCATTTATAACTGAGGCTCTTATCTCAGCTTTCTCTAGTTTAGTTAATTTTTTTTTGGGTGTGCCTAATGGTTTTACTTTTGGCATAGTACCTCCTAGCAGTTCCAGGCTCTTAGTGATTTATTAATTCTTGATTGTGGATCTCTTGCAGTTTTAGCTGATGTAAGTTTAGACTTCATGCCTTTCATTCTAGCGCAGAAAGATTTACGCCTAGCTTTATCTCGGTTTGTTTTTGGTTTAGGCGCAGGAGGTTTTAAGTTACCGCCTGTAGATCTGTTGTAACTAGCTCGACCTGCTGCATTTAATCCACCTTTAGGATTCTTACCAGCTTTGCGTTGCCATGCTGGAGTTGTCATTAATATTTAATCTTCTTTGGTTTAGGTGTTTTGACCTTCTTTTTCTTCATACCCTTCATGTTTTTTTCCTCATCTTCATTAGTTTATTGCGGACTGCCTTTGGCAGATCCTTCATGTGGAACAACTTCTTACTTGATTTTGTATGAGTCTTGCCAGAATGTAAAGTACCATCTGCCATCTTGTGGTTAGCACCTTTAAACAATGTGCCATCTTTAGTGTAATGCGGTACGCCTTTCATTAAAGATCACTAAAAGTTTTTTTATCATCTAACTCTTTTTCTTTTCTTTCCTTTCTCATCATACTTCTTGTTTTAGTTTGACCTTTATTACTAGTTGTTTTAGGTCTATTTTTTCCTTTAAATCCCATTTCTTTAATATACGCTTTTTTTTCTTTTTTGTTTAATCTTCCTATAGAGCCTGATGCACCTTCATCTCTGCCTTTTTCAAAATCTAATTCAGACTTCTGTATGTCTCTATCAGCTTTATTGTCTGCTTTTTTCGCTGCATTAGCTTTATCAGATAAAAATTTCTTTTCAGTTTTCTTGCCACCTTTTTTCTTATACATCTTATAAGCTAACTTGGCTGCCTTTGCTGCTGCTGGGCCTAATATTCTTACGGCTGTTGCTACTGCTAGTACTGGTAATGCCATTATGTACTCCTATATTGTTTAGTTTTCTGAGCAATCTTTTTAGGCTGACTACTAAACTGTTTACCTTTGGCCGTATCTGCTCTTTTCTTAGCCGTAGTCTTAGCATATTCTTTTGCTGACAGTCTGGCAATAGCTTTCTTTGGTAGATAGCGTTCGCCTGTCTCACTTGATTTCTTACCTGACTTCGTACCCCAGTCTTGCTTAGACCATTTGGATAGCTTGTTGGATTTCTTTTTCGCACCTGAGTATGTACCACCAGACTGCTTGTAATACTTAACGGCTAACTGCATGGCTCTGGCTGAGTGTTTACCACCCATCTTAGCTTTGGCTCTGGCTTTGGCTGCGGCCCATTTAGCAGGGTTGCGTTTGGTTGCGGTACTCATTTGTTTTTCTTTTTCCTCGCAGCTTCTCTCCTTGCTTTTCTTATGTTCCTTGCATTTTCTGCTCGTAGCGATTCTGTTGAACGAAATTTTTTGCCACCTGGTGCAGTATCTATAGACTCTTGTTTTCTTTTTACTTTATCTGCAACTGCTTTTTCTACTTTCTTTGCTGATTTATCCATACTCTTTGGCCCTGCTAGTTTTTCTGCTGGATCTCTTTGGCCTTTATATTGTTTTGGCTGTTTAGTCCCACTGTCTACTCTTTTTTTAAGTTCATCTGATTTGTTTACTCTTTGTTGTATTCTGGCTTTATCAGATAAAAATTCTTCTTGGCTCATCTTAGTTTTCTTTTGAGCAACTAATCTTTTATGCAAAGATTTTGCAGCTCGGACTGCTTTTGGTCCTAAGATTCTGACTACGGTTACAATGGGTAATAATGGTATCGCCATATGAAAGACTATAACTAAAAAAAAATATTTTTCAAGAGCGAGTTCTCAGAAAAAATAATGCGTGGATACTACCTCTTATGTAAGGTCAAGGGCAATTTTTAAACCCCCATACGATGTATGGCGCTTGTAAAAATTACTACCGTAGTCAGAGCAGGTTATCCTAGATCAATATGTACCTTGAAGTCTCCAACAATCTGATGTTGATGTTTATCGGGTGCTTTGAATCCTGCTCTGTCTAATATATCCTTCGCTGATTCCATTTGAACATACTCTGACTTGGCGTTCTGTGTGAGGCTTAATAGTTTATGCTGAGCCTTTAATGCACTGATACCGAAAGACTCTTGTATCTGTTGATACATATACTCAGCTACATGAGGCTTCTTTAGAGTTGCATAGCCTTGTGTACTAGGAGTCTTTCCCTTGAATCCTGCGACCTTTGAGGCCTCACCGACAGAACACCCTGTCGATACTAATGTGTCCACTAGTGCCTTTTGCCTACTGTTCAGCGAAGGTTGTTTCTTGGGTAATAATGCGTTGACATTGGTGAGTTTGGCCATATAAAGTATTTCGGTTGTTGTCGTTCTTCGATAGTAACTACTGCCGTTCTATCTGTCAAGCCACCCAACATAACCTATTGATTCTATTACAACCGAAATCCTCATTTACGCATGGCGAAAGTCAACCGCATACAACCCTAAAGTCAAAGGCCAACCAAAACGGAGAATCTTTTCCACACATAACATGACCAACGGAAAAGATTCAAACAGCGTTTCCGTTTTGGTTGTTAGTCCCTATATATGTGA